AGTTCGACGAGATGGACGTGCCAACGGTCGAGTTGAACGACTGAGCGATGTAGGGCATCGGACGCCAGATGGTGTCACGCGCACGCTCCATCGTGGTGGCGTCGGTGTTGTAGACGTTCACGGCGCGGGACAGCACCAATGCGTCTTGGAAACCTTCGAGAATCGACTCGAAGGCTACGATTTCTTCCTTAGAAAAAGCGTTAGCCATTTGTGGCTCCTAAAAACTGAATGAGTGACCGATGCGGCAAGCGCCGCGCTACTTTCTACTCACCCTGTACGCCGGGCGGCCGCTTGCTGTGCTGTCACTGCCGAGTTAGGGCTGGCGAGACCCGAATGGCGCCGAATGTATCACATCCGACGCCATGCGCAATCACCTCTTTGCAGACTGCTTTTCGCGTTGCTGCTGCTTGTAGCGGATGACTTTGGTCATGTCGCCAGTGCGCATAGCCTCGGAGCGCAGTCGCTCCAGATGACCATCGGTAGCACCTGAGATTGGAGCATTGCCGGAAGGGGCTGTGCGCTCAGGGGGCGGTGCTGTCTTGCGAGGTTGGATCTTCAACTGAGACTCCAGTTTGGCAATGGCGAAGGCAAACTTCACCGGGTCGTTGATGGCGGCCAGTTCCTTGGCCTTCTTGGGGTTCTTGCCCAGCGCGTAGACCACCAGCGCCGGGTTCTCAGCGCCTTGCAGTACCACACCCTGCTGGGTCACGCTCAGGGTCTCCTGAGCGAACGCCTCGGCATCCTCGTAGTCCTTGACCTTTAACTCGGCCTTGGCCTTGCTGTAGGACTCCAACTTGGACTGCCACGCCTTGGCTTGCTCCTCCTCGGCGTGCTTGGCCTGGAGTTTGAGTTCATCGTGTTTGGTCTTGCGAGCGTACCAGGCGTCCATCGCCGTCTCGAACCGCTCACTGTCGTAATCGAAGTCTTCGAGTTTCGGCTTGGCACCGAGTGGAGGCTCGGTTGCAACGGGCTGAGTGCCCTTGAGCTTTTCCTCCAACTCACGGTTGCGCCGCTGAAGCTCGCGGTGCTGCTTGCGCAGATCGCGCACCCAGTCAGGGGCACGCTCTTCCTCCTGCACAGGCGGTGGCTCGTCGCCAATGGTGACGACTACCTCTGACTCCTGCTCCTCGGCAGCAGCCTCGTCTGTCTGCTCTTCTTTCTCATCGGGCTGGTCGGTCTCTTCGACAACTGCAACGTCATCAGTGGACTCGTCCACGATTGCTTCTTCTTTGCTCATTTTCAACCTATCAGTCTCACCGAATTAAACGGCTCAGTGGTCGCCGCAATAACGCATTTTGCGTCAAAGTCGTCCAGCACTAGGAGCAAATCAACAATGTCTTGCTCATCTTGCAAAAACTGCTGCATGACTTGCGCTGCTTTGCGCAACTCCGCATCCATCTCAGACTTACTCTCATACTCTGCTTGGAGTTTCGCAAAGTCTTTTTGCAGTTGTTCAAGTTGAGCAACTTCTTGAGAGTAGTCTTTTACCTTCTTGGCAATGCGCCGTGCTATCTTGTTCGGCGATTGCTCTAGAGTTTGCTGTGCTGTTTGAACCTCTTGCGAGAGTTCAAACTGTGCACGCTCGTTGGCCCAGCCGCGTTTACGGTTGCGCACCACGGCCTGAGCGTTGCCGGGACCACCACCGCCACGGGGAGGATCGATCAGCGTGGCATCGCCGACGATGATCGACTGCTGACCAATCAGTGCGCCAGAGGTGTCGTGCGTGACAGGTGCGCCAATGCGCAGAGCGCTGCCGACGATGATGGCGCCATCGGCGGCCAAGACGCCTGAAGCATCGTGCAATCGTGTGCGGGCCGCGCTTCCCGCCAGGGTGGTGCCCTGGCCTGCAAGCGTGCCCGAAGTGGCATGCGGGACGTTGTGCCGTGCTGTGCCCGCCAGTGCCGAGCCTTGGCCCGCCAGAACACCGCTGGTGGGGTGCGCGCGGAATCGTGTGGCCGCCCCGGCCAGCGTGGTGCCTTGACCCGACAGAGAGCCAGTGGTGGCGTGAGTAACGGGGCCACCTACCCGCGCTGCGCTGCCAATGAGCGTGGAGCTTTGCCCGGTCAGCGTGCCGGTGGTGGCGAAGGCCCGGAAGCGTGCCGATGACCCGGCAACCGTCGAGCCGGGGCCTGTCAGAGAGCCCGAAGTTGCGTGCGTTACCGGGCCTATGCCGCCGACTTCAAACGCGCCAGCGTAAAACGCGCCTGAGTCAAACGCAGCGGCCACGGATTACTCCAGAGAAGCCATGTACTCCAGATAATCTGGATTGGCAGTAACAGCCACTACTTCCCAACCATCTGGCAAGGGATCACCAGTAGGAATTAACTGAAGATTTCCATTGGCATCTTGCAGCACATCCCATGTCATAGGTCTTGCTCCAGATACATCTTGTTGAGCGAAAAAATCTTGGCTGTGGTGCCACTGACAGATTGGCAATGCGCCTGCATGTACAAGAAAGTTGTGTTTACGGGCAAGTTGGCAGAAAGGCCAACGTCATCCATGTAGATGGTTCCAGTTACCGCATCCACCAAACGCACGGTAATGGTTCCAGCATTGTTAGGCGGAGCAAAGATATACAGATCAAGAATCTGCCCTGCGGTCACCGTGCAGCCAGTATCTGTCTTGGTCAGTGTTGATGCATTACGCATAGCAAACTGCCAAGTGCTATCAGCAGAATCTTTGACGATGGCACACGTATTGGCCCATGTAGAACCGTCTGCTGCCATAGTGGCATTGTTTGCAGATAGCCCGACCATCATCCGCATGTCTGCGGCCAAGGTTTCTACGCCAAACCGAGCGAAGAAAAAGAATCCTCCCAGACCAGCTGCATTACCTCTCCAAGCTACTGGAAGCGCAGTTTGAGTGCCTGATGCTCCGGTAGCAGTAGTTCCAGTACCAAATTGCGCCCGTGACAAACTAGTCATAGCGTTGGTGCTGGCGCGTGTTGGTGTAGATTGCGCCGCCGAGGTGCCGTTGTTCCGTGCGGTGTAGCTCACACCAAACGCTGTCTGGGCGGTCGTGGCACTGGGTAGCCACATTTGCACAGTGTTGCCAAACAAGGCGGGCTGATACGCCACATCCACACCTGCTGGGCCAATTGTGTTTAGCGTTGCCCGTGCTGCTCTTGTTTTAGCAAAAAGCCGCAACCATCCTGACGCTGGAGCTGCTGGAGTAACTACGTCTGGAATGTCGAGATATTGATCAACAACGTGTTCAGCATTCCAGTTGCTGGGCTGCACCAACGTGGCATCGCCACCATCCGTTTTGGCAGATGTAAACGAATGCTTGACGTTTGGCATTACGCGCTCAGTGCGGTGTAGGTCAGGCTGGAGCAGCTTACGGTGTCGCCCGCCGCGACCGTTAGGCCGTTGGTCATGTTGATGTCAGATCCCGAAGCCGCCACCGCGCAGTGGATCACCACCGTGCCGGCGTTGGTCTGCAGCGTGGCCGTGGCCACCGCGCTGGCGTTGCCGGTGGCGTTGGTGTCACTGGTGATGGCGTTGGCCGTAGCCGTGCCAGTAGCCGATGCGCCGAACGCCGTTGCGCTCAGGGGCAGCAAAGCCACCACCGTGCCCGGTGCGCTCACCGTGCCGGTCAGGCGGAACGCCAGCCGACCGTTGGCGCCAATCAGTGCCGTAACGGCGTCAGTCGCAGCGTTGCGTGCTGCCGTCGAGTGGGTGACTGCCATTCTGAAACTCCTTCAGCTTGTCTTCATCGATGAAACCGACCAGCTCATACTGCTCGACCTTGCCGGTGTCCTTGCGCTTGATTTCAACGGTGAAGCGCAGCTCACCTATTTGACCACTGAGTTCAGGCATTACTCGATGCCGACGATGCGGCCGTTCTCACGGATGACGCGCTTGGGTTTCTTGATCACCTCCAGCGCCTTCTCGGTTGCATCGGCCGCGACTTGGGCGTTCTGCTGGTTGATCTGAGCCAGCGCCTGGATCGCCTGCTTGAACCCGTCGATGCTGTCTCGCATGCCATCGACCGCGGCCTTGATGTTCTCGCGGGTGTCGGCGAGCACGCTCTGCACCTCCGAGTCGGTCTGCGTGGCCTGTTGGGTACGCGCTGACTCGTCCTCGGACTGCTTCAACTTCATCAACTTGGCCACAGCGTCGATGCGCAGGTTCTCAAGCTCCAACTCGCGCTTGGCCATCTCGAACTCGTCCATCATCGGAGCCATGCCCTGCTGCTGGCCGGCGGCCGGCGCACCCTCTCCAGAGATGCCGACCATCGTCTCCATCGTCTTGGCCTGAGTCTCCTCGGCCTTGGCCATCGTCAGCAGCGTGTCAGCCCGGGCCTTCTCGGTCTTGGCCATCGCCTCCTCGGTGACGGCCTGGACGTACTGTGCGTTCGGGTCAGGCTGCGCGTTCTGAGCAGCAGCGGCCATCTCCTCGGCTTCCTCAGGCGTGGGCTGCATGATGCCAGCCTGCACCATTTGCTTGCGGAAGTAGCCGCGGACATCGCTGATGCCCTCACCCTCCATGTTCTGGAAGGCCATCGCCAGCAGCACCTGCTGGGTCTGCGGGTCTTGCGTGAGTTGCAGCATGCCCAGCAGTGAACGCACCGTGGCCGAGCGCTGGCTGCTCGATGATGGGCCGACGGTGGACACCACGTCGAACTTGGCCTGGGAGAGGTCGTTCTCCATGACCACCTCGCCGTTGCGATCCAGCGTTGGACGCATCAGTTCAATAGACTCGACCTCGTTCTGAGGTCCGAGGCCCTTCATGCGGCGCTTGGACTCGACGTAGATCTCACGGGCCATTGACAGCCAGATCTCACCGCAGCGCTGCACACCCTTGCTGTAGTTGCTCATATACAGGAACGCCTGCATGTCCAGGCGTTGCTGCACCATCTCCACGGCCTTGCCACTGATGTTGCTGACAATCTTGTCGCCGTTCTGCTGGTTGCCCAGAATGTCGGCGATGTCGGTCTCGGTCAGTTGCAGCAGCGCGGCCATCGCCGGCGGGATCTGCGGGCTCTTGGTGTAGCCTACCGGAGGCGCAAGGGTCGTCTGCCCCGCGGCGTCGGTGACCGGGTTGATCAGCAGGTACGGGTAGTTGCGCAGGTTATCCTCGGCCCACATCTGCTGGTGGCCAGCCACCTGCTCGGGCACCATGATCGGCTTCTCGATGCTCGACAGAGCACTGATCTCGCCGAGCTTGGACAACTGCATGTTCTTCAGGCGCTGCGCATCCTTGGCGAAGCGCACCACACCCATGCAGCGCTCGATGTTGTCAATGAACCAGCGCTTGCCGTACACCGGCACGATGGGGATGCAGTTGCCGGCGATGTAGCCAGCGTCCTCAAGCACCTTGCCACCGGACATGATGTACTTGTGGACTTTCTTGCGCTTGACCTTCTTCTGCCGCACCTCGATGCTGCCGATGGCCGACAACGTGGCCTCCAACTCGGGGTCGTTCTCGAAGTCAAACTCACTGTACCGTTCCTCGGTGCCGTCGATGGCCTGGAAGACGCGGATCGTCTCGGGCTTGTACTCGACGCGGTAGTACTCGGCCACGAACACCACATCGGGTGTCTCCCAGTCGAACTCGTACTGGTGGATCTCCTTGGGCCACGACGCAGGGTCGTCGTCGTACATTTCCCGGTAGGCGTCGCGGGTCATGCTGGTCAGCACGAAGCACCGCTTGGCGTCGGCCTTGTCCTGGCGCTTGGCGTCGAGGTCGAAAAACACGCTGCTGTCAGCGTCAAAGATCGGCTCGATGCGGATGCGTTGGTGGTCGTTCTCGTCGTCTTCCTCGTCCTCGTAGGCGGCCCGCAGACGCCAGGCGCCGAATCCGCCAGTGACTGCTTCGTCGAAGGCGTTGTCGTATGCCTCGTTGGCGGTGCTGTCCTGCTCGTCGGCGCGGTAGAGCTTGTTGCAGGTGTCGGCCAGACTCGTCGCGTCAGTGCCGTCCTTGCTGATGAAGTCCACCGTAACGCGGTTGTTCCGGTACTCGTTGACGATACGGGTGACGGCCAGGGCGATCTTGTTGACCTCGAACCGCGGCTTGTTCTCGAACTGCTCGCCGAGCGGGCCTTCCCACGGTGCACCTGCGATGGTGGCAAACCGGCGGTCCTGCAGACACTGCAGTCGCTCACCACG